ATCATCACCTTCTAGTTTACCTAGAACCGAAGAATCTCCACCAAGACTGCTGCCTGGTCCGAACTTCTCAAAGAGTTCATTAAACATATCTTCCATTTCTTTTTCTGCCATTTCTCTATCTTCATCTGTTACTACATTGGTGGAAACGGCAGAAAGATTATCAAGTTGCTGTAGATACATTGTTTTGCACTTCTGTGATGGTTCTACCACTGAAGCAACATGACTACGGGGAATGCTAGTTGTTTTTTCGTCACTATTATACAACCAATCTTTTAGAGTGGTCATATCATATGGTCTTCCAGAAACATCCATAAGAGTTGTGGAACGAAATAACATTGGATTCTTAAGAGTATATTTGCCCTTAGTCTCTGTTAGAATTGAAATAACCTCTTCACCACTTTTTAATTTTAGTATTTTGCAATTCATGATGTCTCCTTTAGATTAATATTGACTACTTCGTAAGGGAATCTCTCATTACTATATAGGTTGATTCTCTCATCCATGTGTCGGAGAGAGTGGTTACGATACTTCTTCCAACGAAGATCGTCCCCTATATCATATATTGAAACTTTATCTTTCTTTTCACTCTTTCGTAATCCTCTACCTATTGATTGTAGAACTCTAACTACTGATTTAGAAGGTGATGTAAAAACAATATTGTGTATGTTCTTGATGTTAATACCTGTACTACAGGTGCCATATGAAGCAACAAGAATACTTCTTGATTGTTTATTTACAATTTGACGGATGGATTCCCGATCTTCCGCCTGTGTTTTTCCGTGAATGAGATAGCACGGATATTCAGAATACTGTTTCAATCTTTTATACATTGGTATTCCGTGCTTCTCTACAAAGTTAAATAGAACTAATGTATTCCCTGTTAAATTTTTACATAGTTGTTCAATGAAATAATTTCTTTCTTCGTTTGCAACTAACCATTGAATTTCATCTATGTACTTTGCTCTTTTAATTTCTTCAACTTTAGATACTGGATACTTTAAAAGAATGCAGTTTATCTTTATGTTAGATAAGAAATTTTGATCAATTAGATCCTTTGTTGTTGTGACACGAAACACAGGACCAAACAGACCCTCTACGACTAGTTTATGAACATGTGTTCCGTCTAGTGTTCCTGTAGTTCCAATTCTAAATTCACAACCCTTCATCTTATTCATGAGTGTTGTGAGTGATTTTGCTTTGAACAAATGACATTCATCTCCGAACACACAAAGAACATCTTTGAAGAATTCTTCTTTCATCTTATAGATGCTCTGCCAAGTTGAAATTATAACTCTTCTATTTGTCTCTTTTGGTTGACCGGAATATACCGCATGACAATTACGGAGAAATCCATCCTTATTTGAATAATCGTGGAAATCATTTGCCATTTGTCCAACAAGACCTGTTGTCGGAACTACAATTAAAATTTTCTTATGTGGTGGAATTTTTTCTAAAAGATATCTAACACACATGTAAATTATCAAAGACTTACCACTTCCAGTCGGAGAGATGAGTAATGTTCTTTGCTTCAATAAGGCATGCTTTACTGCATCTTTTTGATATTCGTGTGGGGGTATTTCGCTACCATCACTATAGCATTTTGTTCTTTTAAAGAAGTCTTCTATATCTTGTTCATTGAATTTTAAATTTAAATTCTGAACTGGTTCATATTGAAGTTTATATCCTCGCTCTTCGGCAAACTTAAACAAGTAGTCCAACAATCCAACATAAAGAGTATGAGTGAGAGTATTGAAAAGACGAATCTTTCCATCCCATAGTCTATTCTTATATGCTGGTGTAAATTGATAATTAGGAACCGAGAAGGTGAAAAAGGAACTTATTTCCTTAGCAATGCTTTTTTCACAGTCGATTTTTAAATTAACGGCATCTACTTGTTTTACTTCAATCATTGTCCCTGTGTAAATTTAATCCAATCAATTGCAGAACGAATATTCCAATTCCTCTGAGAAATCACTTTAACAAGATTTTCTAGGTAGTTTACCTTTTCCTTTTGAAGTTCAACTTTATTTGATATATCAATTATTTGTTGATCGCTATCGATGAATCTATCTAGATCCTGTCGAAGAAGTGCAAGATCAAATGGTTCCCAACCAAGGTCTTTTAGTTGTTCATCTGACATCTTGCCAGAATAATACAACCACTTGTTCTTCCTTACTATATTTAGATCCGATTCTAACTTCTTCAAAATCAGTTTCTCGTCCAACATAATAGACAGATACTTGTTATGAATTTGTGGTGTGCGAAGACTTTCAACATCCAAAGAAGATGGATCAATCTTCATATCTTGTTCAGCCATAGTTCGAATTTCACTTAGTTTAATTGACATGCTTAGATTATATCACATAATCGGCAGAAATCAAGAGGGACTATAACTTCCAGTATAACCAATATTTTCTGCAATTGTATGTATTTCGTATCTAACAAATGAGAATGTTGCAACTGCTTGAACATATTGTGTATCTGGCGCAGTAGAATCAAAATCGATTCCAGTTAATGATATTGGAAATACATCATAAAATTGAACATTTAAAATTGGTTTATATGAACTGGATAAAACATACATCATTGCTCCCGACACCTTTTGATGCTCGGGTAAAATATCTTTATAAGGATAAGTATCAACCGACAAATCTCGGATCCAACTGTATATTTCTAACCAATTACGCATTTCTTCATCGACAGAAAATGCAACACTCAAATCACCAAATACATGTCTTGTTCCTGGTCGTTTGATATCCATTGCAGTGGGATTTGATTGCAATGAAACACCCATAGAAATTTCTGGTATATTTGCTCTTTGACAAAAATAAGTTAAATTAGGAGTTCGTGTTAGCACAAATAGAAATTTATTTCCAGTTAATCTATTTCTATTTGACGGATAAAATTCATTTCGTAAAAGTATATCGCCTGGCAAATTATTTAAAATAGATGCCGGAAGTGAGTTGATATAATCTTGTATTCCCATAATAGTATGTATAAAAAAACAGGGAGGGGTTTTGCCCCTCCCTGTTACTGAACCTTATTCAGTCTTTGTTATCAGACATATCCACCAGTCTGTCCGTGGAGATTATCAACGCGGAATAGACGATAGTAAACATTAGATGCCTTATCGATACCAGAAGCGTTTGTGGTGATTGCAGTTCTACCCTTAGCAAATGGATTTGCAACCATACCGTAACGAGTCTTGAATCCAATCTTTGGTTGGAAGGTGTTCTGGTTTACTGCACGAACCATCTGTAGTGGAACATATGGGCAGTAGAAGAACCCTGCGTCATAAGGAGTTGAACCCTTATATCCAAGGCAGACGAAGTTCTGGTTGGTGTTGACGAATGGATCGATATAAACTTTGATCTTACCATTTAGAACACCTGCGAAGACATTACCAGTGTCATCTACATTTAGATTTGCAACCATTGCAGGAGCAAGATTTAGGAAACCACCCATGGCGAGTGCACTTGCAACATCTGCAGAGCACACCATGAAGTTACCCTTGCCTCTACGGGTTTGCTTGGCGATGACATTTGCTTCACGCTCAATCTGGAACATTAGACCGCGGAATCTTTCTGCGCTCCAACGACCATCTGAGTCGCTTAGAATGTCGTAAATACCACCAGTGCCGCTTGAGTAATTGGCAAGGTCTGGTTGCTTGCAACCAGTAGTTGCGACATAATACATGGTACGGATGATTTCGCGGTTGATTTCGTTGAGGATTTCGGTGCTAAGAATATTAGCAAGTTCTGCCTCAGCGTCAAGTCCGTGAACGGCCTTGAGGTCTTGTGCGAGTTCGGTGGTGTATTCTGCCTTGAGTGCTCTGGTCTTTGCTTCGACAGCAATACGCTCAATGCTGAATGCCATTTGCTGGAAGTCTTGACCACCGCCACCTAAATCTTCACCGGTTGCAGTTGCCATGCCTCTGAACACGGAAAGTGGATCGTTACCACCAGAACCGTCTGCTCTGGTTGGCCACTGACCGCCGCCGGCACCATTTAGATTGAGGAATGTTCCACCTTCTAGTGGTGAGAATCCAAAGGTAATACCAGAAGTTGATCCTGATGCACCCGAGAATGCTGGATATGGTTCATCGAAGTGTGATTCGAAACCATTCTGTCCATCATACTTGCTACGCATTGCAAAGATAAGTCCGGTTGGAGCAGTCATTGGCTGCACACCGCAAATATCATATGCAACAACATTAGGCATTGCACGACGAACTAGTGAGATTAGGATTGGATCGTAACCTGCTAGTGATCCTGCGTTACCAATTTGCGAACCTACTGCAAAGTTGCCACCCATTGAATTTACGGGTGCAGCTTCGGTTAGCATTTGTGATCTCATTGCTTCCTTCTGGTTTTCTAGAAGTACAGCAGTGACTCTCTTCTTGTGTATGTCATTAATTTGCTCAAGATCCTTGTGTTCTAGCACAGGGTTCCACTTTTCTACTAAAGTATCGTATGGTGTTGACTGATTAAAATCCATTTTCTATTTCTCCTTTGATTAGTACTATTTATTAATTTACTGTTTTACGATTAGTTAACTTTAATTGGTTGCTGATGCTATGGATATACGCATCCATTAGAGGATCAGCACCAGTTGGTTTTCTATCTACATTTGTGGTTTCTTCGGTTAAGAAATTACCAAGTTTTTCAGATGAACCTTCAGAAGCAAAATAAGACTCCTTTAGAAGTTGAATTTTATTTCGGTATTGATCGACCGAATTGAATTCAATGTTCTCTGAAAGTTGTGCTAATTTCTCTACTTCAGTATCCGCAAGACCTCTGCTTAATTCCACAAATGATTCTGCACATTCATGAGCAAGAACTTTGTTCTTGAGATCAATGTTTTCCTTTAGAGTTTCATTTAATTCAGTTTCTAGTTCACTATTAACTGTAAATAGATCGTCTAAAACATCATATTTTTCTTGTGGTACATCGATGAAACTATTTTCAAATAGTTCTCTTAGTCCCATCATGAAATTTTCTGCAATCTCAGTACGGAATCCACTTTCAACTGCAAGTTTATTTTCTTGCATCCATTCTTCCACCACATATGAAAGATACTGATCCATGTGATCGGTTAGTGATTCCGAAATGGTTTGAATATTTTCTTCAATAACTTCTCTACTTGCTTCTAGAATTGCATTTTCAATTAAAGAAATCTTTTCTGATAATGCTGCTTCAAAAACTACTTTGAATTTTTCAACAAACTCAGGTGAAGCTTCGGTAGATTCGAATAGTGCATTTAAAGTATCAGAAATATCAACTTCTAATTGATCCATCTCTGATTCTTCTTCTTCATTTAATGCCTCTTCGTCATCTAATTCTGCACCCGCTCCAGCTGGTGAGAGTGAAGCCATGTTCCTTCCAGCAAAGTTCATGGCGGCCGCCCCGTCGAGAGTGCCTAGTTTTGCACCTCTTCCGGTTCCATCGTCGTACAATCTTGGATCTTCGTATTCTGACACTGTATACCTCCGTAGTAATATATTTAGTAATATCTATTATTTCCCAAACTTTGAACTGTCCACAATAATATTTATGGTAATCTATATCGACCTGGTGATCTAGTTACCCTTCCAGCAGGATTTTTAAGTCCTCTTAATAGAGCATTTACTTCTCTATGTCTTTGTCTCATGTCCGCATGGGTTGGAAGTCTAGAAGTAGGTTCCGCATCCCCTCTAAGTAATCTTTCTACTGGCGTTCCTGGACTAAACAATCTGTCTCTAAGTCTAGATGTTACACTTCTAGTATAATTTGCAGCTATATTTCCTGCAAGATTACCAACTCCCTGTATTGTTCTGGATAAAAATGTTGGACTATATACTGTTCTTCCTGTTGTTGGATCTCTATCTTTTTTCATAAACTTACCGGCAAAACCAGTTAGTTTTTGTTTAACTCTTTGTCTTATAGCACCCCTATCTACGGAATTATCTGGACTTCTTGGCGCTAATCCCGCAATCAAATTACCCATTTTTCCTTCTAAATTACCAAATGTAGAATGTGCCGCGCGGGCCACACCTATCTTTGTAGCGCGATCTTGAAGGTCTTGATATGATCTAGTGCCTGGAGCCCCCACCCGTGATGCTCTTGCAGACGATCCAACATGATTTCTGGCCCAATCTTTTTCTTTTTTTGCCCTTCTCATTGCCGCAAGAGCAGTGAGAGCTCCGGCACCCAATATTCCGCCAGTAACAATAGTACCTAGAACTTCATTTATTTGTCTTTTTTTATTCCATGAATGGAATAAAGCAAGTTCTGCTTCGTTTTCTGAAATTATGTTTTTATTGTTTTTCATAATCTTCTTAAGAAATCTTCAAACAGTTCTAGTGCTTTTCTTTCTAGTTTTCTCTTTGGAGTTTTCTTTAATTGATTGTGATATTCAGAAATTCGTTGTTCTTTTAGGATACCATTATCCCAAATCCATTCCTTACCTTCCATGATGCCATTAACAAATGCACCAGGAGCGGATGGATCTGCAACAATATCAATGGCAGAAAGAGTGAAATCTTTTTGAACGATATTTACTCCATTGATTTTTTGCAACGAACCCATTCCTCTTGAAGAAACACCGAGACAAGCACCTTCGTCAATTAAATTTTTGACAATAGCACCCATTGGGGTTTCTGTGAGGATTTTTGCCTTGCCGATAAAATCATTACCGCTTTTCTTCATTTCGGTTATCATATGACAAACCTTATCGAGATTTACGGTTGGACTAGTTGGATGATTGAGTTCACCCATCGCTCTATTTTTTATAATGTAATTATCATTATATCTTCCGATTTCCTCGGAAAGAATAGAAAGAGGATACATTCTGCCGTTACGATTAACGGTTTCTGCCTGAAGCATTATTCCTTCTATAAAATAGGACTTTTTACCGTCCTCACGAGCTTCAATTAGAGGTTTTACATCCTCAGTATGCTCTGTGATTAATTTCATGAATTATCCCTTCTTTTTATGTTTTAATGCCTTACCGATTTTCTTTCTTCTATTATGAAGATATGAATCGGTTTCATCTTCATCGCCATCATTATCGATGTCTCCATCTTCATCGCCTACTGCATCTAGTTTTTCAGTTAGAACTGCATATTCGTTGATGAATTCATTTGTGACAATTTGAATTTCTTCATTTGTTAATTGTCTTCCGGTTTCTTGTTCAATTTCACCGATTAAAGCATAAAGAGATTCGACTAGTTGATTTTCAAACTCTTCGTTCATTTCCTTTGAATCATCTTCTTCATCTTCTTCATCAGACTCTGAATCTTCCTCTTCAGAATCATCATCCTCGCCTTCGTCTTCCGATTCATCCTTTTCTTCCTCTTCTTCCTCTTCCTCTTCGTCTTCTTTCTTTTCATTAAAGACGGTCGGGGCATATTCCATTAGTTTTTCCTCTAATGCTTTGCCTAACTTAGCGTAAAGATTATTTTCTATTAATTCTTTTGCCTTAACAATCTCTTCGTTGATCATTAGTTCTATTGCTTGCTTTAAATCGTTTGTCATGTATTATCTCCTATTTTTATTTATAAGGTATTTATATTACTGCTCTTCTTCAGGTGGTGCTTCTTCGTCGCCCTGTTCACCTTCCGCCTGCTGCTGCATCATTTGTTGTTGCATTGCAATTGCCTGTTCATCTTGTATTTCTTTATTTATTTCTTCAATTTCATCATCTGTTTGATTTAAAATGTTCTTTCTTAACCATCTGGAAGAATAAAACTGACCAACATAATTTGCCATTATATTTAACATATCAATCTTTTCTCTCATTATTTCATTTTCTTTTAAATCACTAAAGAAGGAATCTTTATTCCATACAAAGAAAATATCTTGATATGTTTTAGTCCAGTCCGCTTCAGTCATTATTCCCTTTAGTAAAACTTGTTTCTTCAATAAGTCGATGAACAGGAATCCAAATCGTTTTCTTAGTTTTTCTATAAACTTGAAGAATAAAACTTCGTCTCTTGTTATTTCAGTAGAACGACCTAGACTAAATCCAGTAGTTGTTTCCATGCGACTAATTGGAACATTTAGTGCTCTATAGACTTTCTTTAGGAGATAATCCACATCCTCTAGTTGTCCTAAATTTTGACCTCCATCTAGAGTTGCAATTTCTGTTCCCCTACCACCTTCTCGTCGTGGAATCCAAAAATCCTCTAACATGGACATATGATTTCTTTCGTCTTTTATTTCACCAGTTTTGCTGTCATATGTTACTTTATTTCTATATTTGTTCATTAGACTGGCAATATATTGTTCTGCTTTTTGTTTTGGTAAATTGCCAACATCTACATAGAAAATTCTTCGTTCTGGTGCTCTGGACATTCTATAAATTACAACGGCATCTTCTATTTGCCTTAACATGTTTATTGGTCGAATTGCTTTGTGTATATAACCAACAACACGTTTAGTTGTGCTATCCACGATTCCACTATGAACATATGAAACTGAATCTAATGCAATTTTAATTCCATGAGAAGTGGTCGGCGTTAAAGAGTCTGTATCTAGATCTGTATAAACAAAAAATTCTTCTATACTTTTGACGACAGCAACACTGCCGGCGGAACTAGGTTTGATTTCTTTATTTACTTTTCTAACCTTTTTAATTTTAGTCGGATCTATCCCACGAAGTTCTATTATGCCTTTTTGTGGTTGATCCATGTCTATAATTGCATGATAATATAATTTAGAATCTATATACCATCTCCTAAAAATATCATCACCTTTGTTATGAAAATCTAGTAATTTTTTGATTGTTTTGAATTCTGTTTGAAGTTTTGATTTTATATTATCAGACAATGTTGTTACATTATCTAAATTCATAGTTACACATTCATTATTATCATCAAACACTACAGAATCATTTACAATATCTTGAATTGCTTTATCCACTTCCGGATAGAGTGACATCGATCTATATTGCTGTATTAGTGTATTTTCTTCCATGAGCGAGCCACCGAAGTCAAAGTAGCTGCTCATTACACCGCCAGTTTCAATTACATATGTTCCATCGTAATCCTCTGGTGAAACAAATGAGGGTTGGGTCTTGGGAACCTCAACCCCCTCATTGTTTTCGGTAGTTTTCTTTTTCCCAAAGGAAAAACCAAATATATCGCTTATACCCATAATTTATACCTATTTTTATTTCTTCTTAACCTTGATTCGGTGAAGTCATCTCCACCGGTCCATCTCCACTATATGTCAAATAATCGTAAGCAAATGTCACAGTAAATTCACTAAAACTGTCAGAAGAATCGTAACTGAATTCTAGAGGTCCAACATCAATTGGAAATATATTTCTAAGTTCAAACCCTCTGGTAAAGGCTGATTGCCCGTTGTGCTCTGCCTTTTGATCACCACCAAAGTCATCAAAATTAACAAGACCATTGCTTACTAAGTTATACTGTTGATCGTGACTCTCTGCAGTATCCATTGCTTCTAACCATGCCATAAGAAATTTTCTAACATCTGAAGTTCCTGCAGAATCATATAATTGAACTGTCCAATCGGGAAATACTCTTTCTCCTGAAAATTTAATAATTCTTCCCATCCAAGGAACAGGTATGACTCCAATTTGTTGATTTGGAATGCTTGTTGCCTTTCCATACAGATCCCAATCGACATTATATAATTGCCCAGATAATCCCGGCGGCCCATTTATTTCCATCTTAAATCTGTTGGGTCTAGTTCCTCTGAACCGTTGTCTGAAATCCGAAATATTATTTGCCATATTTATCCTCTTTCTTAATATTTATAGAAATTTATTAGGACTGATCTAAATTATCGTATAGGTTTTTGTTGGTGAAAGTAATTCTTACATAGTTGATTGCTATGGTTGGTTTCACTAAAATATCTGCTTGGAATAATCTAGCCTGAACTAGTTCTGGAGGATTATTTGTTTCGTCGCATATAATTCTAAAGTCAGT